CAAGAATCAACAACTCTTTGTTCCTGAGACTCATCTAACATCATCACCTCATCATTCTGTCTATCTTTCTCGTCATCAAACGAAACTCTAATAGGAGAATAAGTTCTTCCTTTTTCGTGGCCCATATCAATAATATCCATATTATCATCATCGAGATAGGTGATATTAATCGGTACAGTAGAGCCAATAACGACTGTCGCCGTTTTGTTTAATGCTTTAACCATATGTTGTCCAATAGAATCACATCCCAAGAAATGGTCTGCTGAATTAATCATTGACGCCCATAGTCGCAAGTTCGCTTCTCTAGGAACTGCTACTGGGTGGTCTTTCATTTCTGGAATAGGCAGTTGGAATTCTGTCATTACTATGACAGCATAATTCTTTCGGAGTTTCTGAATAATACTAATTATATTCTGAACCTCAAAAGAGCGGGATGTGCCATCAATCAAATATTGACCCATCTGTTGAACTGAACGTCCAAAGGGCTGAATGATAATTGCTTTTTCTTTGTTTACCCCTGCTTTGATTTCTTGGATAGTCTGAAATCCAGTAATCGTTTCCATCTTATTGAGTTTAATAGACGGCTGGGATAACTCTCTTGCAGTCTCAAGGCTATTGATTTCGATATCAAACGCTTGAGCCATACTACACTGTTGGTTGAAATATTCGTTGATACGATATGGTTCGGGGGTAACCAAATCTTTGTCTTTAAGATGTTCATCAAAAAGACCTTTGTGCCACACTTCGTAAGCGTGTTTTTGGAGGACTGGGTGTCCTCTATAGAAATCCATACCTGCTTCGCAGACGATTATAAAGTCTTTATCGCCTGAATCTTCGGCATATCGCTCAAACGCAGGAATTGAGCATAGTACCCTACCAGCACCACCGTTAATAAAGAAAGCCTTAGAACGACTCATCACATCACCTCACTTGTTTAATAACTTTAAATTACGACTATTATAACATAATCAGTACATCTTGTCAAGTATTTATATCATAAAAAAAGCCCTCTTTCGAGGGCTTTGAAACTCTAAAATAAGTTGGTTTTTATTAATTTACTCATCAATACCGGCAATTGGCGTTAATTGCCCAATTGCATCGGCATCTTTGGCCGTTCTATCTGCGACCATTATTACTTCGTGGTCCGGGTCTTCGTTTCGGACATATGGTTCATCATATTCTCCATCTGGGTCCGTAGGCCACTTAATCAAATGATTTGGAACAGCGGCCCAATCTGCGGGCATATCTCTCAATTTCTGACGATGGTCAAGCCATTTCTGTTTAACATCATCAGGCATATCTTCAGCGATTCTAGAATCAGTCTGCTTCAATTTTGAATTGCGTTCTTTCCGTACGAAATCATCATCATATCGGCGAAAATCAGTCCTGATTACTAGAGGTTTAGTATAATCATCTAGAATATCATTCTCAGAGTAAATCATTCTTGGGTCAGACGGGTCTACTACGACCGCGTTGTCATCACCTACAGGACCAACTCTAATTTCATAAAGTTTTCTCTCTCCAAAGCCACCGAAAAGCATACCAATTTTGATTGTATTCTCATCCGAATCTGCTTTAAGTTCTTTTGCTTCCATATTTAAAGGAACAGGACGTTCTGTATAGTCGTCTTTGTCCCAAGTCTGTTCGACCCTTTTTGACTCCCTATCAATCCATAGGATTAGAGTTGACGGACCATCATAACTTTGCGTAGACGTTTTTCCTAACGCTTTGGTTGGGACAGCCTGCTCGAACTCGTCTGGTAAGTCGTAAGTTACGATTTTTTTAACGTGTGCCATTTTCTAATCTCTCCTAATTATTTATTGATAAGTCACTTTGACTAATCCGCCGGCACCAAAACCACCTACACAAGGTGTGCCTGCTCCGACCTGGTTACCTGCACCACCACCGCCTGGGAAGGCTGAATGATGACTACAGCAAGCCATATTACCAGTACACCAATGTTTGCCAGAGCCCATACCAGAGACTGTAAATGGTCCAGATGGTCCGCCACTAAATGTGACTGTATCTGAACAACAGTCATACTGTTTCTCAAAAGAGGCAGCGATTCCTCTGAAACACATATCGCCCCCTTGAGTTGCTTCGTTACAGTTATGTGATACCCAACCAGCGTTATAGTTTCCTAAGTCACACTGATTATTACCGATATGACAGTTATAACAAGATGAATTCATATCCCAAGATGTTGAACCACCGTGACCGCCAATCGCACAAAAGTTTGATAAGCCAGGTCCGTTTACATAAGATGTACAACCGTGTCTACACGCCCTGTTACACGTGGTGCAACAAGAACATTCTGAAGTACCGCCGGAACATAATGTATACGCTGATTCTGAACCTGCCGCAGAACTAAAATGTCCAGCCTCTTCGCAAATAGTTTTTTCGTTATAGTTACCACCCGCACCACCGTGACCAGTATCATAATCATGGCCAGCAGAGCCACCAGGGCCACCGCCAGAAAGAATTTCAAATGTAATTATTTGAGTTCCAGTCGGTACAGTCCAGGATAAGCAACATCCACCGTTAGTCACATCCCAATGATTTGTGTTGTAAATGAAAAAATGTTTTTGTGGTTCTGAAGATACTCCAGAATCAATCAAACCTTGAATGGTGTTAACACCAGTAGTAACCGCAGTGTCTATGGTCTGTTCCGCACCATCTTGAAAGTTATGAACTAATTGAATCTCTTCATAAACGTGATTTGCCATTAACTCTAACGCTTGGTCAGTGTTTTTGGCCATTTGGTTCATTTTACCAAGTGTTAAAATATCCATTATTCGTCTCCCTCTGATATGGCCCAGTCTCTGTCGGCCGCGTTATTTCGTATCTCCTCGGGAGAATCTGGATGTGGTACTGTATGAACTTCTACATCTGCATAGTCTTGAGGAATATCACGCAATTTCTGGCGATAAGTCTCCCAAGCATCCTTCTCAGGACCGTCAACTAACATAGTTTTCTGGTCAGTATTTTCTAGCATTAAATTTCTAACTGCTCGAATTTCTTCCCAAGATTCAGGCATCCCAAAGTCTTTTGGATTCATAAGAACTAAATCCCACTCTTTTTTCTTGAAATCCCATCTTGTTTCAAAGCGATTGTAGACGTGGTCAGGCGGAAGACTTCCGTTCGCTGGTCGTCTGTAATAAACAACTCCGTCAAGTTTATCTTCTACTTGAGGTAGATTATCGTAATTAGGAGTATCATCTCCTACTGTTTCTGGTTTTGTCCAGATAGCACAAAGATGAGGATTAGTTTTGCAATCGATTTCGATTCGTTCTGCATCGAGAGGAACTGGTAGGGCTCTAATAGCGTCTGCCTGGTCATCTCCGTCATAATTCTCTATGTCTCCGTCATCAAGATAATTCGTCTTGATAGGATTGTGATTCCATTTTCCTTTATTCTCTCCGTCCTTGTACACTTGTACCCAGATAGTGTCTGGTCCGAGATAATCTAACGTAGCAGTGTTCCCGGCTTTCATACTCTGGGATAAATACTTATCCGGCACTGGATACGTCATTTTAATATTCAATTTAGCCATTTTTAATTTATCTCCTAATTAACTTTTAAGACCAATACGTAATAACTACTGCGCCACCGCCACCGGCTTTACCGCAACAGCAACTACCAGAAGTCATTCCTGAGTATCCACCAACTCCAGGGGAGGCAGGTGAACCGCCAGAGTGCATACCGAAAGTACACGCATCTGGTGAATGAGCATCTCCAGTTCCTAAAGGACCTGGTGAACCTGATGCAACTTCCCATAATCCGCCGGCACAATAATGATTACTGTGTAGCCAAGAAGAACGTCCCGGTTGACCATAATCTCCACCGTAAACTGGCGCACAACCGAAACAGGTATGGCAACAAGTATAACAGTTAAAACTTCTACATTGGTGTTGTCCAACGTGTCCACCAATAGCGCAATAATTTGATAAGCCTGGTCCAGTGACATAACTTGTATGTCCTCTTGGTATGCTACTACCAGGATAGCAACAACCTGTTCCAGCAGAACAAATCTGATATACTGAAGAACCGGCAGTAAAATCGCCGTCATCTTCGCTCAAGTGTTTTACTACATATCCACCAGCACCGCCGGGGATTCCAACCATCATACAACAACAAGCACCCCAACCTGAAGCGCCTCCGCCGTACATTTCAAACTTAATTGCAGTCGTATCAGCAGGTACTGTCCAAGCACATTGATGTCCATTGTAGTTTATTGCTTCTTGACCTGTCTGTCCGTTTCCTCTATTACAACCAACAAACAATTGACGTACTGGACCACTTCCGCCACCGCCACCGGCGGCAACTAAAGTATCAATTCCGTCTTGAACAACTTGATTCAGTACAGTTATATTACCTGCTTGAAAGTCGCACACATCTTTGAGTGCTTGGAAAGTCGAGTTGGCTAGATATTCCAAAGTTTGGTCAACATCTTTTGCCATAGCATTCATCTTGCCAAGTGTTAGAATATCCATTTATTTCTTCTCCAATTTAACTTTAATACTCATATCTCTATTTATATTAAATATATTTATATAATTAATCATTGCTTATTAAGCCTCCCAAACATCTTTGAGTGTAATAATGCCCCTCATATCCTCGAGGTTACCATCATATTTATTCGATGCGTATAGCAATGATGCGGGAGTACCCAAAGTCCAAGACATCGTTTTGAATGCCCATTCGTCATTCAAAGTATGTCCATTTGGATTCTCAAACTGAATCATAATGCCATTTTTAAAGTTTGTTCCAGCAGTATTGTTGGCTGAGAACGGAGAAGCATCTTCATTTCCTTCTGGGCCATATAGTGCTAAATCTGTATTAACATTGTTGATTGATGCGCCTGCTAGTTCAACTGGGCCTGCAACCATTACAACAGGTTGCTTATATGCCGTTCCAGGATTAGTCATAACTACTTCTGAAATATTACCAGCAACTCCTAGAGTAGCAGTTCCTTCAGCACCGTAGCCAGTAGGCTCAGGATGCTCATCGATAACCATAACTCTAGTAAAACCATCTACATAATCCTGCCAATCTTGAACAATCGTGGCTGCCCCAATACCGTCATTGAGTACAACACTACCAACAAAGCCACCACCAACTGATTTAGAGACTGTTCCAACCCATCCACCAGCATCTGAAACATTAATCATTGGCTCATCGTAGGATTGGCCTCTTGACGTTAAGACAATATCTGTAATTACGTTATTAAGGTCAACTTGTAGAGTTCCACCTGCTCCAGTACTATTCGGGTCATTGATAACAAAATCAATGTCGTGGTAATTAGAACCACCTTCAACTACAGTTATGCTAGTAATTTCACCAACAGTGACAGGGAATGTCCATTCTCCTGCACCGGCACCTGCGACACAAGTCGCTTCATCAAGATACTGTGTATCAGAACAAAATCCATCAACAGCCGCAGTCGTTAAGACTGGTCTCAAGATTGCTCCTGAACCAAATATACGGTCAATCTCAGTTACTCCGTCAACATCAAATACTGGAGTTCCAGTCGGGTCAATCGCAATAATCTGAGTTGTAGATGAATAACCAGAACCTGCAGTCAATACCTGAACAACAGCGATATCACGATTAAGTACTGGATAAGCATAAGCCCCTTCACCAGGGCCAGATACGTCAACGATTCTAACAGAGTCGCCTGCATCATAACCTTGTCCAGGTCTATCTACAGCAATATTAATAACAGTACCACCGGCGTCTACAGTAGCGAGTCCTCGAACTCCACCACCAGTATCTGAAATCATATCGACATATACATTATTATCACGTACCCAAAGAGTCGCTTTAATATTCGTATCATTGTCATCATAGAGTTCATACTTGTCTGTAATTTCAGTTGCTTTTGTCACAATATACGTGAACGTAGCGTTCTGAGGAATATCACCTGAGTCGAACATCCCATCAGCGTGAGTTACAGTGTGTGCTTGAATATCAAGATTTGTAAAAGTAAGAGTGTCTCCAACATTAGCAGAAATAATCGATGGAACAAACGCATTGTTCTGAATATCAACTGCAACTGTTTTGGCAGTCGAATCAGTATATCCAGTTCCCGCGGTACTTACTGAGAAACTAGCAATACCACCGTCTACTAAGCCCATCGTAGCCGTTGCCGCAACAGCGGGTGAACCACCATTAATAGCAACTGTGTCTGTCGGGTCATAGTCTGCTCCGCCATTTGACATAACAACATTTTCTACTGCACCGGCCGCGGTTAGTTTTACATAACCGGCTGCCAAACCACCTGTTGAGGTAGTAAATGCAAGAGTAATTGTTGGATTGACTACGTGAGTAGTAACAGTGAGAGGGTGAGTATGAGCGCCTGAAGTTCCTGTAAATACGAAAGAACTATTAAATTCGTTCCACATTACAACTTGGTCGTGCGTGTGTCCAGCATCAACAGTTGTTGAAGTGACTTGACCACCGCTCATAATTGTATCAACTTCTGTTTGTGTTAATTGAATTGTATGAGTATGTCCGTCACCGCCAATTTCAGCGGCTACATCTACTTCCCAGTATCCAGTATAACCTGAACCCGGAACAGTAACATCAACAGAGTTAACCATACCATCTTTTAGTGTATGAGTTGCTACTGCTTTTGTTTCGGCAGAACCTGCAACATCAACAGCACCTAAGTCAAATGCTCTTACTTCAGTTTCTTTAGACCATTTAGTACCACCATTTGTAATTGTTACATCAGAAACACCGTCATCATAGACAGCGTTAAGAATAGCACCAGTGCCTTGTTTTCCGTTTGCATCAACTGTGTATGCGTAAGAATCAATAAATCCGGAGTCATCATTAATAAAGACTCTATAAATCAGTCCGTCAGATAACGCACCGTCATAAGATTCGCCTGCTATATTGTATTCATAACCACGTGAGAAATCGTTTAGGAGGGTTACTGCACTATCAACATACTCTTCGCATTTCGTTGGAGTATCGTGGTCCCCGCCTGAAGAATCTACATCACTTGCATTAAGAGATGCAGGTACACCCCAACCAATTACGCCACTTGTAGCATCGTGACAATAAGATTGATGAGGTTTGAATAAAATTGTATCATAGTGTTGAGCATATTGTCCAGCAACACCACCATTATAAATTGTGGTTCCGTCTATTTCTGTAATTTTTACAAAGTCACCAACATCAATTCCACCCCACATCATCGCGGCATCTATGCCACGTCTTAGAATAAGTTCTGGATTGTCCGTATCTGGAACAGATTCATTATTGAGAATAGTTAATTCAACTGCTGGGTCACCGTTAAGTTCGTGTCCGCTTCCTCTGAATGAGTGTACTCCACCACCAGAAGTATTTTTAAACATATCATATGCTTTAATTTTTGCAACAGAAGTTGAACCCGTAACATCTTCACTTTCAAGTTTCAAATGCTGAACGAATGGTCTCGGCTCACCTACAATTTGCATTGTTTCGCCAAATGAAGAAATTGCTCCAGTTGATGCGTCATATGAAATGTGATGAGTAGTGTTTGGTCCTTCTTCAGCAAAAGTAATATTGCCTTCGGAATTGTAGAGATAATCTGTAAAGCCAATCTCTCTCGTCATTGATACATCAGCCATTAATTCGTTTGTCTGATGGATAGAATAACCTGTTTCGCCTGAGCCTGAAGTATACTGAGCAAGGTTTGCCAGCATATCTGCTAAGGCCGCGGCAATTAGAGCATCTTGATACGCAACGTGGCCAGAGTAGTCAATCATTAACTGATTAAGTGTCGAGGTTACGTTTGTTTCAAGAACGTTGGCGTGATTTGAGAGTACACTTCCAGAGTCGTTTGCCCAAGGGACAAAGACGGAATTTACGAAACCTTGAACTTCATCGTTCATATAGGTTTCCACAGCATTCATTGCCGTGTTGGTTCTTACAACCACTTCATTTTTGAAGGTATTCTGTTGATTTTCTAGAGGAGCAGATATATTAAGATTTAACCAGTCTTTAATTCCCGCCGCCATGGCGTTCAATTTAGTTGGTATCATCACCGCTGGGGTGTTGGTATATATCTCTACTTCTTCGGTAAACGCCGAAACATCGATACTATCAAATGTAATATCTGGTATGTCATTAAACGGGTCGACCGCTATGCTTATGCTTGATAGTGTGACGGACATTTTATTTTATCTCCAAAAATTGTATTCTCTACTATATTTATAATACTATTTATATAATAGCATCAGTTATTATGGTATTACCACAGCATTAAGTTCTCTGAATGTGGTTCCATCTGTATTTTCAACGATTACATCATAAGTGCCAGTGGTAACGATATCAGTGAAAGAAAGGTTGTTAGCATCGACAAATGTGACAGTCTGAGGCCAAGTGCCTGCGGCTGGGTCATTTGTCACTTCTAGGGTGACTGTGGTAGCGGCCCCAAAGCCTGCTCCAGTCACGCCAAATGTAGTATCTCCATTATCGGTTACTGTGATTATTCTCAAGAAGTCTGTTACATTAAATAGAGTTCCAAGGGTTGCTGAATCTCCATCAACATTTATAATGATTAACTCTTGGTCACCAAGTGGTGTCTCGGAATTAACAGTAAAGTTGACCTGTGTGGGCAGATTCAATGCGGCAGTTAATTGAGAAACTCCGCCTAGTGTTATAGTCCATAGTGGGTCAATACCATCCCCGTTCACGATAATGACATCACCAGCCATCGCAGTAACTATTGTTGGGTCCCAAGTTCCTCTCGGGGCTTCACAAGTTACTTGCGTAGTGAAATTGTCATCAGTACAAGATTCAAATACTTCATAAGTCCAAACGGCTCGAGGTGCAATACAAGTCCCTTCAGTAGTGTACGCTACGTCAGTACAAGTACCCGCAGTCCAAGTATTACCTGCAGGTGTCCAACTTCCCCCTACACCAGAACAACCACTTTGATTGTTATTAAATGCTGGGTCAGAACAAACGCCTGCACCGGCACATTCTGTTTCGTTATTCCAAGTGGCATCTGAACAATATCCTGCTGACCAAGTTCCGTTCGGCGCAACACAAGTCGGTTCATCTACATAAATTCCGTTAGAACAGAATGCAGGAACAGTATCAGTCCAAACACCGTTGTCTGCCTCACAATCTATCATATTATAGTATAGTGGGTTAGAACAAGATGGTGCAATTTGCTCAACTGTTCTTGAACCAAATTCGATACTAATACCAGATAGTGAAACTGGAGGATTCAGAATTTCATTAGACCTCTTATTGACATCGTAGTAATCTTCAATTACAGATTCTCCATACGATTCCATTGTTCGCATACCTGCGATAGGTTGTCCAACATAATCTGCATTCTCCATATCTAAATGACTTGTTTTCCACCTTTCTTCTCCACCGATAGGAACACCAAATATATTCAGTGAACGTGCTAAGAGTAGATACTCATCGGAAGAAAGATTAGGAACAGTCAGAATTGAAATATTATCCCAGTAAGTAAATCCATTTCCAGTGGTTGAAAGAGTCAAGTAAGCAACTCCCGTTACAGGTGCAGTAAAGATAAAGTCCTTATCTCCATCTGTATCGTTTTCGACAATAGCCATACTTCCATACGTATCAGTATCAGGTGCAGGACCAACTTTAACTACAGAATCAGTAGGTCTATCAATGTCGAAAGACACTTTATAATTCATTTCATTGACTATTTCAAAATTGATATGTGCAATACCTCTTGCGGAAGAGCCAACTCCTGATGTATAAATTTGTTCTGTGGTTTGGTCAACATACGCTTCAGCGCCTTGCTGAGGTGCGAATGTCCAGTTCTCTTCGATTTCTCTAACAGAAATATCATCAAGAGAGCCTTCAAATCCAACATTAGTATAGTAAGGATTGTTTTCTTCAGGTCTATTATTATCAACATCTGCAATGAAGCGAATCTTATCATCGTAAGAGCCTGCCCTAACGTGAACAACCACTTCTCCACTCGGAACAAGTCCAGTAGAATCATAATCTATTGTCGGAATATCTTCTTCGTATAATTTAATAAAGTTAACAGTACCTGTACCATTCATTCGTAATACGAGGTCAGTCGTGGATTCACCAGTAATATCAATATGATGAATACCCTCGGCTCCCACTGTTGCCTGAACAACACCGTCTAACAATACTTCGATTGTCGGAGTATTCGCAACGGTTGAGGACAAGACTAAATCTTCGTGGCCTTCTGGAATAGTTTGACTAATTAAAACCCAAGTAAAACCAGTATAGCCTACAGTAAATTCGTGAGTATATGTCTCAGCGTGGTAGGCATCTGTTTGCGGGAAAGTCATATGATTCGCCGCATCTGCCATAATAAAATCTGCATCTGATTGTGTCATCTGGAATGTATGTGCGTGAGTTCCACTCGGTCCAGGACCAACAGAGAAAGTCAGAATATCTTCTGTTTCCAAAGTACAATCAATTGTAGTTTCATATTTCTTATTCTTAACAAGAGCATTTGCAAATGTATATGTTGCAGTTCCGTTAGTGGAAGAACTGAATTCCATTGTTTCGTTGACAAGTGTTACATCAACACCAGACGTTACCCAATTGACTAGAACTGGGTCAACAATATCAAAGTTCCAGTTAGAGATTAGGTTGTTAGAATTGGTGCCAAGATTAACTCTAAGTCGTCCTGTCATTCCATTATTATTCGGGTCGAGGTCTGCCAAGTTGTATTTGACTTCATATAGTTTTCCAGACTCGAATATAACACTCTGATTAACTTCAGTTTGTGTCGAAATCGTGCCATCAATATATGCTCTACCATTTTGAGCCGACCAACCTTCACCCATATACCAAGCATTCTGACCAGTTACTCGTTCTCTGATTGACATATTATCAACCTTGCCTTGTCCTGTACTGTCTAATCTGAATAATGTAGAATTAACAGGAGCAACAACAGTTTCAGAGTAATGTCCGACTACTGTATTAGGTGTGCCTACAACAACAGTATCACCAATTAGAGAAGCCGTGACTGTGCCATTTGGAGCACCAAAGTCATCTTTGAAATCTTCAATGATATCGTATTGAATTTCATAAGTAATTCCGTCTAGAACTGTGCCAGTAACAATTTGTTCAATATGACCAGCAGTAGTATCAGTCGTATGGGCTGTGCCACCTAGAACCTGCCAGGAGCCTGTCTCTGTCCAAACAACTTCTTTAAAGGATACGTTATCAAGTTGAATATCTGACCGTTGGTTGATATCAACCCACATATAGACTTTAGCAAGGTCTGCCGTTCCTGGATTTGTAATGAGGAATTGTTCTGAACCAACTCCTGGAATCATCTGTATTGATGGGATATATGTTATGGTACCAAGTTCAATATTCATTGCAGTGATGCTTGGTATATAACCAGGCCCAGTTGCAGTGACTAGATTACCAGTACCTAATATATCATTCTGAGTTCCCGCTACTGGGAATGCGAATTCTGGTTCTGGCTGTACTTGGAAGTAATCAGGTCCAGTTCCGTTATCCACTACAATCTTATCTAGAACGTGTAGTGGCGTGTACATATTATCTTGACCGTGATGATAATAAACGTGAATATCTTCACCAGCAAGAACTACAGGTATGTCAATAATATTGAATTCACCAACCATTGAGGCGTGCCAAGCACATTGATAATACAATGTATCTGGTGCCACTGAAGGAACAGTGAATTCTAGTATTTCGTATTTTGGTACACCGGCACCGTCATTGCCAAACATTGATGTGTCTGGGAAGGTTTGGTCTCCTGCACCCTCTTCTGCTCTTGAGCCATTTACACCTAATAGATACTCACCAAAGTAAGCACCCGGAGTAAAGTGACTTCCGTCATCAGTAGTTACGTAGAACGGATGTCCTGCGGCATTAACTCTGAATCGATATGTACCACCTCGGTATAGATTGAGTGTTCTATTTGTACCTTCAATCATACCTTCTTTGTCAAATTTGTAAAGTCCTTGGTCATCAGTAACAGCATAATATCCGTTGACTGCACCTGGGGCTACGAACGGGCCGAATCCAGATACGCCATCAGCGCCTGTCAGACCGAAATCTTCTGGGATTTTCCAAACAAATTCTTTAGAGAAGTTACCAATCCATTGTGATGCTCTCCATTGAGCAAGCCCTACGGCTTCTGTTGGATTTAAATCCGTGCAGGTTGTATAGTCATCAATGCCGTTATAATACCAACCGTCTACATCTAACTCTTCACACCAGCCTGGAAGTCCCATACATTCTGGGAACGGCTCGTTTGATACCCAAGTTCCCGGCTCTTCATCAGTATCAACGAAATCGTTGTGAGTGCCAGAAGTAATAGTAAGACCGTGACTTGCATTTTTACTGATACAATGTAGACCTGCATTTGGGTCGCCCAAACCTCTTGTCATACCTGCTTGAACTAAGTTATCCCAACCCCCACCAGGTATTGCTTTAATACCAGCGGCGTGCAAATACATATTTGTAGGTGCACCCGTGAACGGGTCTAACATCGTATTATAACCAGTATGATGCCAAGCCCTATTTAGGAAGGTATAAGTACCGCCTCTGAATAAGTCGAAGCCACCAATTATGCCATCATTACCACCTAAGTTTAGTGCATCTGCTTCATCTCTTTGATAAGGATAATAAGACATTGCTGATTGGTCCCACCAAGTCCAGAACCAAGGCGAGTCTTGTGCGCCTTCAACTGTCGTTGCGTTCGGGTCGTTAAATGTTAGGGACGTTTGTGTGTCTACTGTAATATGTAAGTTATCGGTTGGCCCATAGCCATCTCCAATGCCAACAACTGTGTGGTTTCTGTATTCGCCAGGTAATTCAGTAGGCGTATATGGTAATGGTCCTGATGGTAACTGAACAACATCACCAACTTGTAATCCGTGAATCTGTGATTTAACTGTTCTTGGGCGTGACCATAGAATTTCTAATGGCATAGCCGACCCAGAGTCTCCAACGTGATTTGTTAAGTCTCTTTCAACTTCAAATCTATAAGAGGCTAAGTCTGCAACAACTTCGTATGATTCAACAACATTGAATACTGTCGGAGTAGTTCCAGAAGCATTCTCTAGAGGATAAATTACTGTCTCTGTGAGAACAAAGTGGTCCCAGTCGATAACAAAATCAACATAATAGTTAGTATTACCGTGATGGATGCCTAGATAGACATTCTGATAGTGTACTCTATCTCCTGAAACAAGTCCGTGAGCGGCACATTCAATACCACGTTCTTTCTTTACATAACCAGGGATATTTGTGAACGGAATTGCAATAGAAGTAGGATTGTTATCATCGCCACCAAGAGCAAAGTCATAGTGACCAATTGTGAATTGACTTGAACCTGGATACCAGACTCTATCAAAATCGTGAATATGAAAGTCGATTGCAATAATTAGATATGTATCATCTCCTGGTGTAAGGCAACCCAATTCAACAGTATGAAAATGCTGTGGGTCAGAAGTACCATAATCAGAAGTACGAATTAATGTTGCACCACCTGTAGCACTCCAAGTACCGTCAGGGTCTTGTGTGACACCAGTTAATGGACTAGCCTTAAGAGTCGCCTCATCTGCAATGTCAATTAAAATTTCGTGATAGTGACCAAAGTTGGTCAATTCAATCTTCGTGCCACCACTAATAACGTAGTAGTTCTCCATACCGTGAGTATGTGAACCTGTCATACCTACTACATACATTGCACCAGCACCATTGTTTAGTGCAGGGTCCCAATTGAATGTAACAGAGTGAGCGTGTGGCGAGTTTTCGCCAGAGCCATCACCATCCGTGGAAGACATTGAAATTACGTTTGTACCTGTCTGAATTGTAGCATATTCTGCCGTTGTCAATTCTCCAGTATGAATATGACCGATAACATAAACGTCATCAAAGAATACGTCTACACGGGCATCGCCCTTTTGTACAGCAGTAATAATATATTCTTCCCATCTACGTTCACCTTGTGCAACTGTGCCATCGCCTGAGCCATAACCAGTACCACCTTGGAGAAGTGTTAGTGAAGTTATACTACCTGTAATTTCTCCAGTCACTAGACCAGTAACAACTGGGCTACCACCTAAGAGTGTAATAGCAGGTGCTCCATCATATCCAGCGCCTGGCTCGGTAATCGTAAGAACATCAATTGCTCCACCGCCAGTGATAGTAGCGGTTGCCTCGGCTTGTACTCCAATACCTAGACCGCCCGACAATAAACCTTCATCTGGTGCGGCAATTACTACAGTAGGTGCAGTTTGATATCCGCTACCTATGTCAGTAAGAGTTAATGTTTCAAGCGAGCCGTCAAATAACATTTCGCCTACA